TTTTCTCTTATCATCTTCGTTTTATATCATTTTATCATCCTTTCGTTCTATTTTGTTCCGTTTTTTGTTCATATCTGATATCGAAAAATTATTCATATCTGAAATCAAAAGATTATTTAAAGTCCCGAAGGGACAAACAATTAATTATTATATATATATTATTTTCTCTTTATATTATATATATATATATGAATACATATATTTTTCATAAAAAATTAGATAATATTGATTTTTATGCTCCAAGTACACGAAAAGATAAAAAATATGATGCATATATTAATAATAAAAAATATTCATTTGGTAGTATCTCAAATCAACAGTACTATGATAGAATTGGGTATTATAAATATTTAGATCATTTAGATGAAAAAAGAAGATTGAATTATATAAATAGACATAAAAATGATAAATTAAATGAATATTCATCAGGTTATTTTAGCATGTATTATTTATGGTAATGCGTTTTATTTTTTATTTTATTTTCTATATATTATAATATAGTAATATGGAAAAATATAATTGTAATGATTGCAAAAAAATTGATTTTATAAATAAATTGTGTTTATATTGTAAAAAACCATTAAGAACATTCAAAAAAACAAATGATTGGAAAACAAGAAAATATCACAAAAAATGTTATTCAAATTCATTTGATACTTAATTTTATTTATATAATCTTGGTGGATTATCACCAATTTCATATATATTTGTACCAGGAATTAATCTCGGTACATTTGGATTAATTTCACTCCAATCATAATATTTTTTTATATTTGATTCTTTCATAAATCCTTGGTTTACATATTCTAATATTTTATCTAAAACAAGTTGACTGTTTCGTATTGGCATTGGATAAATAACACCACTTAGTGGTTTTTCAAGATATTCATTTTTTAATTTATTTATTTCATTCTGATATTTTGTATAATTATATTGTGATGGATTTTGAAACATTCGTTGAACTTCAAGCTGAATAGCATCAGCAAAATTACCATTTATATTAGTATCATCAGATGCGTTTTGAATTCTATTTATTGCATCAGTTTCATATCCTGTTTGTCCTGTTTCTTCATAATGTTTTGCACTTGCTAATCTTTTATCAGAATGAAATAAATCTTGTACAACTCCACTTATTGCATTTGCTGCCTGATCAAATTCTTCAAGAACAGGAATTTTTGAAGCTAAATTTAATGCAGTTGTTCCAACATCTGCAACATTTTGAGATGTTAAACCACCTTTTAAATATTTTTGTATAAATAATTTATCATGTTTTGTTAGATTTTTCATATATATATCTATATATAAAAAATATAAAATAAATTAAATTATGCAACCTTTTGGATAGAAAATTTAATATTTGATAGTGCACTATTCTGGTCTGTTCTTTGATATGTAAATTGTACTCCTGCAGTATTATCATTTACAATTAATAATCCTTGTAAATTAACTTGTTGAGGCGCAGCAGCAGCAACTGCTCCCGTAGTGAAATTATTTTCATAAAATGGTGCATTTATAATAGGATTTGCACCACTAGTATTTTTTATTGTTCCTGCTACAATTGCCCCATTTACCGATGCAGTAACTAAATATGATAAAGAACATAAATAAGCTCCGCCAATCTGTGACGGAAGATTAACAGTGACATTACCAGTAACAGATAAACCACTAATAAATGTATTTACATTTCCACCACCATTTAATGTAAAATCTTGAACTGATGCATCAGTGCCAGCTCCAATATCAGGAAGTTTTGAAAAAAAAACTGATCCAATTGTATTGAATTCTTTTGTTTGCATTGGCGAAATATATCCAGTATCTAAAAAGAGATTTTGAATTGACATACTATATATATATATTTAAGAAAATATAAATTAATAAATTATATTTCAAAAATCATAAATGATCCACTTATTACCGCAATATTTGCATTTTCTCTAATCATACCAAAACCTATATTATAATATTGCGGATCTGTATTAGTTCCAAATACATTTACAGATCCATCATAATTAAGTGTAATAGCCACATCAGATGTAAATGATTGTAACTCACGTGCTCCTGATATATTCATTTCAGTTTCTCCAATAGCTGAACCTTTATTTAAAAGTAATGAACATGTTGAATTTGCAGAACATGAACAAATTAAATTATAATTTACTGCATATGTTGAATTTGGTTGTAATACTATAACATTATTACTACCTCCTATAACAACATTTGATAAATTACCAATAGCATTTACATTGCTAAATACAAAAAAATTAATTGGAGTAGCTCCAGCAGGAACAGCAACTATACCACCAGATATTATATTTTTTCTTCCTGATTGCAAAGAAGAAACAGATGTATTTAGAGTTGTTATATTTGCTGTATTTGTAGCTACTTGTGTATTTAATGTTCCCACTTCTGTATTTAGAGTTGTTATATTTGCTGTATTTATAGCTACTTGTGTGTTTAATGTTCCCACTTCTGTATTTAGAGTTGTTATATTTGTTGTATTTGTAGCTACTTGTAAAGATAATGGACCAAAACCAGAAACAACATTAGGGAGTTTGTTAAATGTATTAACAGACATAGGCGTAATATAATCACTACTATTAAATAAATTTTGAATACTCATATATAAATATACAATATATAATATTTTAAACATTATATATTTTAAAATAAAAATTAATTAAACAATTTATTTATAATGTTTCAGCATTTTTTTTTTTAAAGAACTTCTTGACAAATGTTTACCTCCTGCACCTTCTTCTCTCTTTTCTTCTTGATCACCTTGTTTTAATACACCATATATATCTTTTGCTACTCTAAAACCTTCTTTTCCATGTTTAATTAATTCAGGAGCACGAGAAATAATGTTTTTTGCTGTTGATGCAATTTTTTTAAAGAGATTACCAAAATTAAAACCACCTTTAAAACCATCAAGATCATGATAACTATAATCAACAACTAATGAATCATTTTGAATAGCTTCAATGACATCGGCTTTTGACACTAATGCATTATTTATTTCAACTGTTCCATTTGCATGTATTAACATTTCACCAGATTCAACAGTTATAACATACATTGTAGCAGGTGCAGAGTATTTTGTTTGATTATAAAAACTACATTGTACATTAAATTGATTAACAATATTCATACCTTGAGCATATCCATCTTCTAAATTCAAATCTGCGGGTGTAAGAATTATTGGACCACCTGATAAATATTTATAAGTTCCACTTGTAGCATCATAAACAGGTTGACCAGTAAATTGTTGGTATGACATACATAACCCATTTTTACGTGAAATATTCCACAAATCAAGAGGTGTTGCACCACTCAATATACCAGATTTTCCCATATATGATATATTTATTGCGGGATTATCGAGTGCTAGAAATGAATCAGCATAATTAGATACTAATACAGAAGGAGGTGCAATAAATTTTGCATATATTATAAAATATCTTGGGATTGTATTAGTGCTTATATTATTTGATGAAAATGTAACTGCAGGCCTTACTGTTGGATCATTTGTGATAGCGGAAGGAGTTTGAGGAGTAGATGGATAATAATTAATATTTGCGACATTATATCTATTTGACAATGGTTTAGGTAAATGGGATGGTAAAGTATAATAATTTACTTTCAACTCACACAAATTAAAATTATTTACATTTGAACCATTGGCAACAGTTATACTTGTAAGAGTAGCAGGGCTTGCATCATTATGTTTCCATAATCCTGAAAGATTTCCCCAGTTAATAGTAACAGTTATTTGATTTATATTTGTAAGTCCTTTACAATCATCTGATTCTGTACATAAAAATGGATCACAAATTAATGGTTCCCAAACTTCAAATGATACTTGTGCGGCAGTTGAAGTATTGCTAATAATCTGATAAAATTGACCTCCTCTATTACATGGTGAATCATTAGTTTCAATACCATTATCATAAAGACCCAATGGATTTTTATTTGTAGCTTGCCATCCTGCATACTGTGCACAAAAATCTTGTGCGGATGGTGTAGATGAAAAATATAATTGATCTGATTCTGTTGTACGATTAACACGCAAAAGTGCATCAGCAATATCACGATTACCAAGAACTAATGATAATGAATTATTATTTACATTAACATTATATGATTGAACACAGTGATTTAATGGTTTAGATGCAAGAGCATCATAATTATCTCTCAATAATACACCACCGTCTGTAGTTGTACCTGCAAAAACTAATGTTCCTTTCACATGTAACTGAACTTGTCTTGACATTACTATATCCCTGCTTGGAACTTGTATATTAAATGTGCTTGATATAGCAGATGTGTTATTTGCTGATATAGGTTGATATGTAACATTTGTAGGTCCAACACGTACAGGTTGCAATAATTCCCTATTAAGATTAATGACTGGGTCAACGTGACGAAAGGGTTTTATTTCTAATTCCATTTATATATATTATTAAGAATATAAATTTATTTTTAATAATTATATTATATTATAAATAAAATTCAACACATTAAAATTTTCTGATATTATTATTTAAATTACTATAATAGTAATCTTTTTTTATAAACATAAATTTAAATGAACAATTTGTGTGTGATGTAAGAAGTAATGGATAAGAATTATTATCTATATCTGTCCAATATATTTGTAATGATATTTGTTTAAGTGGTAAATTTGATGAAAATTCAAAAACTCTATAAGGGAAAACAGCATTATAAATAAATTTATTAGACTGTCCACCTGCCATATTATTTAAATCTGGTATAAAATCAGTTAATATTCCAACTGTATATGAATTTGTATTTGTATTTTGTGATTGTGTTTGTTGTTGTCCTAATGGTGCGGATGCTTCTTGTGTAATTGGCATATTAGATTGAATTAAAATATTATTAAATGAATTCCAATAATCAATTGAATTATATTGTTGAATATAATTTATAAATGTTTGACTGCCAATAGTTACATCAAATACATTCGATTCAACAATACATAAATTATCTGTTCCATTTGGTTGATTTATTCCAAGATTTGAATAATAAAATGAGTGCATCATTCTTATCATTTGATTATTAAAATATAAATTTAATGTATCTGTACCTATTGCACCATTATCCCATGTTGGAATTGATGCAGTATTAAAATATATAGAAACTAAAGATGTCATAGGATTCCAAACATAAAAAGGATATAATGCATCATTTAGTGCAGATCCAACAATTGTTTTTAAAGCATTTAAACATTTAATTAATGTTGCATTAAACATAGTAACAATATGATCATAATCATAAACAAAATAATAACCTTGTGTATTATCTTGTGCGTTTCCAACTGGTGATGATGGTGCTGGAACAGATGGATATAATGGTAAATATTCAACAAATTCACGGTGATATGTATATGTAGATGTTGAACTATTATAATATGACATTGTAAATGAATATGTTGATAAATTAATATCTGGTTGATTTGGTTGAATTGGCCAAACTTGAATAGGAATATTAAGACCTGCAATTTTAAATCTAATTATTGAACCTACATAATCACTTGATACTGGTAGAATAGTATCAGTACGTAAATCATTTAAAACTGCTGGAGAATCTTGATCTATATTATAATTTGAGTCATGTGTAATATTTGCGTTGTAATAGACGACATTTCCGGAAGACATTATATATTAATTAAAGAAAATTATTAATTAAAATAATTTGTTTGTAAATTCAGTTACAACATAATCAGGGTTTTTATTTCTATGATAGAACATGTCAAATACATAATCATCAATATCAATATATCTATCTTTCATTAATATTCTTGTCACGCAATGTCTTCCACATGTTGATACACTTGGATCTTCTAATCCTTGTAATTTATATTCATTATAATTTAATTTATATGGGCTTTCATATAATAATTTACATAAATATGGATAATCTTGTGATAATTTAACTTTTTTATTATCATTAATTTTATCATTAAAATCATCTGGATAAAATCCATACGAGTCAAATACTTCAATCTGTCCATCATTTCTTTTAAATAAACAATTCCAATGTCCATAATAATCAGATGATCTATATAAAATAACAATTATTTTATTTTCATCTAATAAATCTTTTAATGTTGGATATTTTAATAAATCACTGTATAACATAACTTTCGCATTTGGTAACATTTTTTCAATATCACTGCCACTCAATGAATAATACATTGAATATTTATCATTAGATTTTGTCATTATAATATAACATTATATTATTTTCTTCTTTGATATGATATTTTTATTGGTTCATCATATTCAGAATCTGATTCTGTTTCTGAGTCAGTATATGAATTAGATTCTGATTCTGATTCACTTTCTGTATCTTCATTTTTATTAGGTCTTGATTTATTAATTTGAATTTGTTTTATTTCTTTCATTTGTGATCTTTTTGTTAATTTTGAAATTGGTAATGGTTCGTCATCAACATTTAACATATACATTCCTGATTCATATAATACAAATTTAGGAAATTTACGGTATATAGTTACCCAACGCGAAGGTAATTTTATTATTTTTTGAATTTGATTTTTATCAAGTCCAAAATAAGTTTTTAATGTATAATTAAGTTGACTATGTGATACATCACACGGAAAGAATGTCATACTTGTTAATTCATTCATTATAATTCTTGATTTTTTATAATCTGTCATTAGATGCGATACAATAGATGTATAGATATCATTTTTTCTTCCTGTTTCAAGTATAGCATTTTTTAAGTTTAGAACTGCTTCATTTATTTTCTTATCTTGTATTGTATCACAATCATCAAATATGACAAGAACAGGTTTATGTTTATTTTCTAATTCTTCTACTGTTATAGGATCTTTATATAATTCATCTGTTAATTCAATTTGTGTAGGATTAATAAAATCAAGTGCTGGATCTTCACCAACAGTTGGACGGAATAATATTATATCATCATCATTTGAATTAAATAACTTTTTAAAATTATTTGCATATTCGCCTATTAATGTACTTTTTCCACAACCAGATGAACCAGTAATATAGTTAATATCTCTTGATTCAACATTTGGAAATTGTACTAATGTTGAATTTGGTTCTAATATTAATTTATTAAAAAATCCATTTCCTGACTTTATTTTATCTGGATGAACATATATCAATTTATTTTTTAAATCTTTATTTTTAGATATTATTTTTGCTACTGGTCTTTCATTTTTTTCAAAGCTAAACATATATAATAGTAATATATATTTTTAAAAAATAAAAAAACTATATCTTTTTTTATAATATTAGAAAAAATATAATATACAATATGTATTCTAAATAATAAAAATATATATTACTATTATATATAATGAATATTCACGGAATGTCTAAAAATATTGCAAGAAGTTATTATGACTATAATTCATATGATGGATTAGAAGGAGGTGCTTTTTTTGATATTTTTAAAAAAATTGGTAACACAATAAAAAGAGGTGCTGAAAATGTAAAAAATGCATTTGTTCCAACATTTTCAAGAAAATTAGATGATTATTTAAAAAAAAATGGAAACTGGAAAATAGCAAGCGGTTACATTAGACGTGATCCTGTTGAGTCGTTTGTTAAAGTAGCATTAAACTTAATAACATTAGGAAAATTTAGTAGTGAATTTAAAAAAAGTTTTGATGAAGTATATCATTTATATTGTGTATTGATTTGTGTTGATGAAAATGGAATATCACACAATGTTAAATTTGAAAAAAATGAAGTAATAAATATTGAAGATTTTAAAGGTGATCCAATGAAAGAAGATGATAAACAAAGCCAATATTTTACATATAATAATGAAATGGTTACATTATTTAATATGTTTGCAGAAACAGAAAAGAGAATTGGAGTAGATAAATTTATAAGATATGATCCTGTAAATAATAATTGTCAAAATTTTATATACAATAATATTGTTACTCTACAAGATCATAAATATAATATTGATCCTGAGGTAAAAACTTTTATTATTCAGGATCTTGCACAAGCACTGTCGGCGTCAACTCAAAAAATAGTTACAAACGTAGGAAAAGCAGTGACAGGGTTAGCAGCATTTGGTAAAAGATTAATTGGAGGTGGTGAAGAAATACAAGTTATATTATTGCCTATTGATGAATTTACACCAACACAAGCAAAAAATTGGATTAGAAGACATGATTTTAATCCGATTAAAGTCACAAAAGAAAAAAATTATTATCATTTTAGATTACAAGAACCAAAAAGTAATGCAAAATATTATACAAAAGTTTTAAATAATGGTGTTCATTTAGTATTAATGAAATAATTATTTTGGTAGCATTTTAATTATTTTTTTTAATCTATCTTTTTTTTTATTACGTAATTCAGTATGCAATTCTCTTACTGATTTATGAGGTTTAACTTCTTTTATTGCCAATACTTCCTTCATATGTTTTCTTCTTGTTTGTGGTTTTAATTCTGAATTTTGTATTATTTCTTCAGCCATCATATCAATTCCTGCACCACTTAAATCATTAATATCTTTTTTTAATTCTTCTGGAATTGCACGACGCAACAATGTAATATATTTTGATTTTCCTTTATCTCTATTTATTTGTATATCTACTGCTTTCTGTGCTATTGCTTTTTTATCATCTGCTGATAAATTTGTATTTAAACTATTTAAAAATTTAATTGGATTTTCTGCTGTTGATATCATTTGTGCTATTCTTGAATATGGAACTAAACGCCTATTAATTAGTTCTGTAAATTCTTTTGTTTTATCTGATTGTTTAAATTTTTTCGTATATGCTTCTTTTAATTCTTTTTCTGTTTTTTCTCTTTCTACTTTTGCTTTTATTTCTTTTTCTTGTTTTATAATTCTTTCTTCTTCTACTTTTTTTACAATTGGATTTGATATTTTTTTTAAATCTTCTGCATATCTAAATAATATTTTTTTATTTTCATCTTCTTCTCGTTCTAATTTTTTTTCTTGTTCAAATTCTTCTAATATTTTTTTTTGATTTTTTAATGAATCTATTATTTCTAAATCTTTCTGATGTTGTAATCTTTCTATTTGTTTCTGATGCTCTTCAGCAATATTATACCTTTCATTTGCAAAAGCTTGCTCAAATTTCATCTGTTCTTTTTGTATTTCTTCGTCAAATAAATCACGTATTTCGTCAAGTGTAAATAAGTCTTTTAATTTTTCTTTGTTCAATAATTTTTTTTTTTCCCTTTCTTCTTTTTTTAATTGTCTTTCTGCTTCTTCAAGTGCTTTTTTTTTTATTATTTCATCTTTTTGTCTCTGAATTTCTTGCTCTATTTTTAATTTTTCTTGCTCTATTTTTAATATTTCTGCGTCAATTTGTGGCTTGAAATATTGATAATTTACATCATCTTTTGGTAAATGAATGCCAATTGATTTATAAAAATCATCTTGCTTTTTTTTATATTTATTTTTATCTATTTTTTTTAAATTTTTCCATGCTTCTTTTATATCTTCTTTTGTAGAATTTGGATATGCATCAAATATAAATGATGCAGGTATTCCATTAGTATAATAATTTGTGCCTGTTGTTGACACAAGATCAGTTGTATATTTATGTAAATCAGTTCCGTCAGAATTTATTGAATAATATTGTATTGCGTCATTTATTCCACCTTTTATATTTTTTAATATTTTTTTATTTGGCCTTGTAAATTTAACATCAATAACAGGATATGGATATCTTTTCATTATAATATAATAATAAGATATTAATTTTTATAAATAATTATTTTACATTACTAAATCAGCCAATGGGTTTAAATGTGATTTTCTGTGATGTTTAGCTCCACCAAGACCACCAACACCAAGACCACCAACACCAAGACCACCAACACCAAGACCACCAACACCAAGACCACCAACAAAACCACCAACACCAAGACCACCAATAAAACCACCATTTTTATGTTGTTCCATTTCAATCTCTAATGCTAATTCTTTTTTTCCTTTTTTTGCATATCCATGCTCTGCTCCTTTTGTTAGTTTAATGCCTAACATTTTTGCTTTTTGTTTAAGTAAATCATTATAAACTGTTTTTAATGGACCTGCACCTTTATTTTTTAATAATGATCTTTTTGCTGCATCAACTGATTTTCTTTCAAAATCTCTAATAAAACTTTTTAAATTTCCTGCTCTTGACATTCTTTTTGAGTGCATTTTTCTTATTCCACCAACAAATCCACCATCATCATGCATAAAATTTAGTTTTTTATGTCTTCTTGAATGCATTTTTTTTGAGTGTGCTTTTCCTGCTACATATAAACCTGCATGATGCATTTTTTTTGAATGCATTTTTTTAGAGTGCATTTTTGTATTTCTTTTTCCACCCTTTTTATGTTTTCTTGCTCTTAACATTGCCATTTTTTCTTTTGCTTCTTGACTTCCTTTTTGAACTCTGCCACCTGACCCATTATATAATTGATATAGCGTCGAATAATCATGTTCGTCCATTTATAATTATACATTAGAATATTATTTTTTATTATATTATTCAATTATTTAATTCTGTTGTAAATTTATGACGGTTTATTGTTATATCATATTTATTAAATGCGTTACTATTTTTATTTTATTTTCTTAATATATAGTAATGGAAAATAATAATAATAATTTAATATTTGCAGAAATTAATAAAAATGATGAATTTAATAATTGTGATATTGATCATAAAAATGAATCATTTAAAAAAATAATTAATGATATGTTTTCATCTTTTAAAAATGATCATATGATTGTTATATATTCTAAACAAAAAAATAATATAACACAACAAGAACAAGAACAAGATGAAATACAAAAAAAAATAAAATATGATCGTGAAAAAAAAAGACAATATTATTTAAAAAATAAAGATAAAATTATTGAATATTCAAAACAACAATATAAAAAAATAAAAGATATATATCATCCGAATAAAATAGGGCGTCCTGTTCTCTTGGATGAAATAAAAATAAATAATAGAAAAATATATTATGAAAAAAATAAAGATATAATAATGAAAAAATATTTAGATAGAAAGAATAAAATAAAAGAAGATAAATTAAAAAATGGAATTGTTATAAATGGACGTGGAAGACCAAAAAAAATATTACCAGATAATTATATAAAACCAGAACCAAAAAAAAGAGGCAGAAAACCAATAGAAAAGCCAAAAAAAGAACCAAAAATAAGAGAAATTAAAAAAGTTGAAAAAGAAATAAAAGTACCACAAAAAAGAGGACCAAAACCTAAATTAAAAATAATTGAAATAAAAAAAACTAATAGGGGAAGACCAAAAAAAATTAAACAACAAGAAACAAATGAATCAGAAATAATTCAAAATGTTGATAAAATTATAAATAGTTAAATTTCCGTTTCACAGTGTTTATTATGTTCTGTTTTATTAATTTCATTAATTAATAATTCATTTGTATTTTCAAGATGTTCTAATGACTGTATCATTTTCATTTGTATTTCTTGATTTATTTTATTATTATCAATTGGTTCCATGCATTCACTATAACAACAACACGATTTAAAAATTTTTATGTTTCTTAATAATGCAAATAATCCACCAGCTAAAGATAAAAAAGATGTGATACTAATCATTATAATATTAATTAAATCTAACATTTATATAATATGTTAATATATTTATTGTTTCAATCTACTTATTAGTGTATATATTCCCTCATTTCCAACATAAGATTTCATACATTTATATTCTTTTTCCTCTAATGGAAAGTACATTTTTGTACATGTTTCACCTTGTACATTATGCAAAGTTCTTGCATATCCCATTTCAAAATATTTTATATCTTTTCTTGGTATTTCACAATATTCATCACCATCAAATAATTTATACATATTAGTTGTAATATTATCTTTTGTTTGCTCAAATGTATCAACAATTGTATAGAAAAAGTTATTATAAATTTCATATTTGTATAGTTTATTTGTTTTGCATACAATTAAACATCCAACATCTCCCATTTTTATTTTTTTATGTTTTGAAATCAATTCATTATATCTTTGTCTTGCTTCATTTGTATAACATATTACTGTTGTATCATTATCATAAATATTTGAGTTACAATATTTTTTTATTTCTCCAATTAAAAATGTATCATTATTTGATTCAAGTATTGAATCATAATAATTTGTTGTAAATTTGTTTCTGTAATTTGTTCCTAATTTTGTAATGTTTTTGAACATAAAATTTAAAAATATTTGGTTATTATATTTTTCTGTTCCATTTATATTAAATGGTGGTAATTGTGAAAAATCACCAAAACAATATATTTGTTTACCTTTTATTACACATTTTATTAATAAGTCCCATCCTTGTTTATCAACCATTCCTATCTCATCTACAATTATTATATTTTCATCTGGTATCTTTGAATTTTGAATACATTTACATTTAACATCTTTTAATTTTCTATATTGTTTTAATGCTGATTGTGATGGTGTATAAACAATAAATTTATCTTTTAATGTTGGTATTAAATTATTAATTATATAATATGTTTTTCCACTTCCTGCATAATCAATATATATATAATTATTATTATCATTCAATGCATCTTTTTTAAATGTTATTGGTACATCTACTATGTCAATTTCATGATTATAAAATTTTGTTTTTGTCTCAATTTTCCATTTTCCCATTTGGTTACTTGTTTCAATTTTAAAATTATTTTTATCTTCTACTTTAAATGTAATTGAATCTGTTCTTATTTGTATTACATTTTCTGTTTTTAATTTTAATTCTTTCATTTTTTCATATATTAATTTTCTTGATTGAAATAATATTTGACTTCTTATTGGTCCCTTGTCATATATGTTTTTCACTGATTGTTTTAGATCAAATATTAAATTATATTCATCATTCAATTTTTTTATTATTCCACTTGTACATTCTGTTTCATCTGCATTTGCAATTTTTTTAAATTCTGATACTAAATGTGATGAGTGTAATTTACATGAAAATCTACCAATCATTTTTACTATTATACTTTTAAATGTCTTTTCATCTAATTTCTCATATAAATCTTCTATCATTTGCGTATATACGTTTTCTTTTCGTTTCATTGTAAATGCTTCAAGTACTTCAAATTTTACATTATTTTTTTTACAATATATTAAATCTTCACCTGTATATAAATCTGTCATTGGCATCAATATTGTTGATTTTTCTGGTTTTGCAATGTAGATATAATTTTTATTTAATATTTGTAATTCATTTTTATCTGTTATGTGTTTTTCACTTCTTATATCTATTACAGATAAATATGTTAATTTTTTTAACATATCAGCGTAATGCTTTGAATGGTCAATAGTTATTGAATTTTCAACATCAAAATGAATTTTTTTATTACAATAAGCCATTCCACCATCAAAATTATTTTTGTATGGAAAATATGACATTATTGTTTTCTTATTAAAATACATTTCTTCTATAATATCCGTTACATTTGATGTAGTTATTGTATGGGTTATTTTATCATCTAGTCCAAATATATTTAATATTTTTTTTACATCTTCAAAATCATCATTACTATGATATAATTTTTTTTTATGTACAAATGAAATAATTGTTGAATCTATCATTTGTATATCACTAACTAATATTTGATTATTTAACATCTTTATTAATTCATTTTCAAGATTTATTACATATATATATTCTGTATATTCTTGTTTTTTTATCTTCTCTAAAAATTTATTATTTTTTATTGGATATATATGATTGTTATAACATATAAAAATTAGACTTGGTATGTGTCTTCTAATAGTTGGTATATGTTTACATATTAAATTTTTTTCAATATCATATGCCATCATTTTAATTGAATATCTTTCACAAAATACTTTTATATCATTTATTGATGCACCTTCATCTTTGCCAATTGTTTCATTAAAAAATTGTTTACTATATTTAAATGTTTTTAGTCTATTGCTTATGTATGCAGGAACACAATTTTCTTTTGTTTCAATTATTTCAATATCTTGATTAAATATTTTTAATATTTTATTTTCTGGAAGTAACATTTTCATATCTTTAATATCTTTATTTGCTTTTCCATCTTCATATATTATTATACGTTGTAAATGTGATATATTGATATCATTTTTTTGAGAATCTTTGTTAAGTATTTTATTTATTTTTTCTATTAATTTGCTTTTTAATTCATTTTCATTATTCACATGAAATCTTTTTATTTGTATAGTATATGTTTCATCATAACTATTCCCATTATAAAATTCATTTGTTATTGTTGACTCTGCTATTAAATTTATTTTATTTTTTAATATTTTTTTTATTAATGCATCACTTATTGTTATAGTTACATTATCATTCTTTTTTAGTTGTGCATCTTCAAATTGTATTTCTCTTATTTTTTTAGCATATTTATTTACATCATTTATAAAATTTCTTTCTAATAATGGTATTTGCTTGTTAAATTTAAATTCATTGTACTTATAAATCACATCTTTGATAGTTTTTTTTGTAATAAATTTGATGTTGTTTGTCTTTACAAATTCATAAACATATTCTAATTCTTCAATTTTATCTTCCTTTTCTTTCTTTGATTTATAATTTCTTGTTAATGATGGAAATGTATTATGTTCAATTTGATTATAGTACTTTGTTATGAAATATTCTAAATCTAATTTTGTCTTAAATCCTATTTTTTTATAATCTGCAGAAGTTATTTTATTTTTCATTCTTATATATATATAATATACAATATATTTATTTCTTTATACCCATTAATTAATTTTTATTATATAATTAAATTATTATTTTATTTTATTTTCTATATTATCAATTATAATTATAAATATAAAAAATTATATTTATAATTAATACATAAAAATTATATTATTGTATATTATCATTTGATTTGATTCGCTATATATGATTTATGTTTGTCAGTTTTTTCATGATTTCTTTTATTATCTTTTCTTGTGATTGATCCACATGAACATTCAATAATTGTGCTTGCTTTTTTTTTTATTTCATCAGCATGTGATAAATAATATTCTTTTTTATATTCTTTTATCTTATTCGCATGCAATAATTGATATTCTTTTTTTGTTCTTGATGGTATGAATTTATTAATGCAATTCATCGATTCAATAAAATGTCTTTCTCTTTTATGCAATTCATCTTTATTATTGCATGGGAAAGCTTCAATTAATACAATATCATAATTATTATTTTTAATTATATCAAATGATGTAACATAATTATATTTTCCATTTTTCCAACTTTTATATTTGCTAACATGTCCTGCAAGTCTTCTTGATAATATTGGTTCACATGTTGAACCAATATAAATATTATTATTTGTATTATCAATCAATTTATATATTTTTGCTTTAGTGTAATCTGTAGGCATTTTATTTATTTATACTTTATTATATTCTTAATTCTTTATATCATGTATTTTTTAAAATAATATTAATATTAATTTTTTCTATATATATTATATTATTATGCAAAATGATTTAAAGAATAATGATATATCAAATGCTAATACATATTATGCAAGAAATATAAAAAAAGTAAAAGAATATCAAAAATCAATAAAAGTTAAAACATCAATATATAATCATAATTATTACATGGAACATAAATATGGAAATGCAACAACAAAAAATAAAAAAATCAAAAAAAAGAAGTATAATCTATTAAAAAAAAGAAAACCAAATAAAATTATAAAAGATGAATGTGAAAATAAAAATATAATTAAAAGAGAACCAACAGAAGAAGAATTAAATGAAAAAAAATTTATAATAAGAATAGGAGAATAAAAATAATATTAGATATAATATATATTGAAATAATTTTTGTTTAAATAATTTTTCGATATCAGATATGAACAAAAAACGGAACAAAATAGAACGAAAGGATGATAAAATGATATAAAACGAAGATGATAAGAGAAAATGTTGATATAAAATATATCAAGATTTAGACATTGGTGAGCGAATATATATATCATGTTTTTAGCAAGGCGTTTGTGTTTGTTGTCGGTTTGTTCTGGTGGGAGTGGGGGTGGGGGTAAAAAAATAGATAGAATTAATGATATGG